CTCCTATATGGTAGACGTGATCCAGCCAGCTGCTAAAGTAACCTATAAGGCGAAATCGGTGAGGGTGTCTTTACATGTGCCATTTGAGAATGTGCCACAAATAGTTTTGCATCCGAGATATGAAGTAGTTGGTTCGGGTGTGGGGGTGAGCGGTCACCCCTTGCTACACTGCCAGCGCGCAATCGCTGAAGACATCTGTGTTGAAAAACTCCGACAGGATGTAAACTATCATGGCGTGATAGTGGATGTTGGTGGGAGTGTTACCCGACATGCCCGTTACCATAGACCCGACATCCACTGTTGCTGCCCAACCCTTACCGCTCAAGACTACATACGTAATGCGAAGTATGCGGATGTAGGGGGTTGGTGCACGCACAAGGTACAGGTGTGCGGCTGTGCCACTGGCCCGTTATTGATGGTGCATAGTTTGTACTATTTCGGGCCCGCTGAGGTTTTGACGCTTGTGAAAAAGCACGGGTATTTATGCGCCGTGGTGCACGAGTTCCCCCCAGATAGTAGGGGCAAGCTCGCCGGAGGTGAGGCGAGCTGGGTCAATTCCAAAGGGATTGTTACGATGACCGTTGGTGGGTGCGTAAATGCCTACGTGCATGAGGACCTTTTGTGGTTGCGATCCGGTGGCAGCTGGAGCGATTACAGAGGGTCACTTGTGTGGTCTCAAGCTGTTGAAAAGATTGGTGACTCCGTCATTTTCGAGTTCAGATTCTCTGCGGATGTAGTGGTTCCAGATGGTCCCACACCGCATGAAGATTTGTCTAGATCAGACGAGCTAGCTGTTAATTATAAGGGAAGGCTAACTTTGACGGAAGCCGGGGGTGCAGTTGTGCCTTTGGCTCTAGTTAAGCTGGTCGGCCTGAAGGCGCTGGCTTTATATGGTGACAGGAATGCCCAGTCGGTGTTAATTACTTATGCCGTACAGCTTGTCAAGAGTGACAAACAGTGGGGAGTCAGCCTGACTAATATTGATGAGGTTGTTGCGCGCCTGGTTAGGGATTCTATGGAGAATGCTGACAGGATTATGGTTTTGCCAGGTGCGAGCCTCTTACAGAAGGTCGGGTTGGTTGTGCTAAGGATATTTAGAATTTTCATGAGCATTTTCAAGGTGAAGAGGGCGATTTATTGGTTTTGGGGTTGGCTTAAGAGAACCGGGTTGGCTGCCCAGGTCGGTCTAATAGTTAGGCGACTTGCTGTCATATCAGGGGTTCCATTGGCGTCTTTGAGGCCTGGGGCGTGGATGACCATAAGGGATGACACCGTGAAACCTCGTATGAGGAGTGCACAGGATATAGGCCCCGTGGTCAGTTTTAAAACCCCGCAGGTTTATGCTGACTGCCAAGAAAATGAGCTTACCAGCCTAGCAAATAGGGCCTTATCATCTAGCCCAGTCCCGGGGGTTGGGGCTTGGGATGATCTGACAAAGTGGTATCTTAAATGGGAGCATGTTTTGCTCCCAACCCGTCAGGTCAATGCAGTGAAATATGAGGACTGGAATCGGAGGTTTCCTCCTGCTCGCCAGGTTGAGCACAACAGAGCTAAAGCGAACGTAGAGACAATGGGCCTGTCTAGGTCCAACCTTAAACAGTGGACCATAAGGAAAAGCTTCATTAAGAGGGAGCTGATGCTGGATGAGTTAGAGGATAAGGATCCTAGATTAATCCAGGGAGTGCCTGCCGAGGCCAATGTCTTATTATCCCCGTGGGTCTACGCCTTCTCCGAGTATGTCAAAGAGGTGTGGGGGCTGGAACATCCAGTCACCTATGCCTCTGGCATGGACGCGATTAGACTCGGTAGGTGGATGGTGGGAAGGCAGGATTCCGTACTTTTTGAAAACGACTTCACCCGATTTGATCGCAGCATAGGGGTGGAAGCCCTGTCTTTTGAGACATACGTGTATAAAAGGCATGGGTTGAAAGGAGATGCCCTTAAAGTGATGGAGGCGCAGTTGTCCACAGCCGGTAGGACGGCACACGGGATAGAATACCATGTGGAGGGGACCCGCAAATCGGGTGACCCAAACACATCGTGTGGGAACAGCTTGCTTAACGGGTTGGTTAATCTTTATGCGATGGGCAAGGCCACCGGGCGTGACGTTATGAACGTGCACCCTAAGGAGTATGGCTCATGCATAGTGGGGGGCGATGATGGGGTCTTCCAGCCTAATGGCTTGGTTGATGAAAATATATTCGAGAGTGTAATATCCTCGTTGGGTTTTCAACCTAAGTTGCTTAAAACCAGCTGGCCCGAAGTGAGTTTCTATAGTGCTAGGTGGGTCCCCGTTGAAGGGGGATTCGTCTTGACCCCTAAGTTGGGGCGTTTACTGTCGAAGTTTGGATGGTCTCTAAACCCTCAGGCCAATCCGAAAGGTTGGCTTAGGGGGGTTGTACAGGGGCACTATGCGTTGTTTTATCACATAGCATTCATGCGGGAACTGTTCACATACTTGTTGAGTGTGACCAAAGGCCCTTCGATTGCATGTGATAGGACTAACAAATTGAGTGTGCCTGCTGTGTCGGTGCCTGATAGTCAGACTAGGGCTTTTCTGGGCCTGGTCTACGACATAGCCGACGAAGATTTGAAGGAGTTCTCTGAGGTGATACGTGAGGCTGCAAGGGAAGAATCCTACCACTTCGCGCTTGATTGCGCGTTGGTTAGGAAATTGGTTGAAGTGGATTGTTAGGTCTGTTAAGGCCCGCGCGGAAGAAATAGGCAGATTGTTGATGCCCGCGCGTTATTCGAGGACGAGGTCAAGAGAGCATAATGTGGTGCGCTCTGCCAGATGGGGGCCGCAAGGCCCGATCGAAAAGTCAAGATGGTTAAGAAAGGAAGCAGCTATAGTGTCGATTGGTCCAACTTGCATAGTTGGTTGACTGAGAATGTTGTTAGTCCGGTGTTCGAGGATGAGCAGGATCGTGCTAGGCGCCAGGCTTATGAAGCCGATTACCTCAAGAGGAAGGGCAAAAAGACTTTCGATTCTTATGATGCTATATACTCTATTATCTCCCCTGAGGAAGCGCGTATAACTAAGCGCATCTACGATGAGCATAATAAAAAGCATAGCACATCACCTAAGAAGTCTGAGGTTGCCATAGCCAGGAAAGGTCCTATCCCGACCGTCAAAACTGGCGAAACTAAGGTGGTTGGTAATGGGCCGGTTGAAAAATCCACTTACGGTCATCTAAAACAGATGGCAAGGAAAAATGAGAAGCCCAGCAAAAGATCCCCAAAACTCAAAACAGCCGCTGCCCCGGTGTCCCGTAGCGTCGTCCTGCCAAGGTCGGCATATGCCTACAACGGGTCAGGTGTTTTGCGTGTGCGTCATCGTGAGTACGTTGGTGATGTGTCATCTTCTGGGACGAGTTTTAACTCTTCCCAGTTTTGTGTGATGAATCCAGGTGACCCCGCGAGTTTCCCTTGGTTGGCACCCATAGCCGCCAGCTTTGAGAGATTCCGTGTCATAAACCTTAGGTTTATGTACATACCAACGTGTTCAACAACAACAGCCGGGTCAGTTATACTAGCTTTCGATACCAATGCACAGAGAACCCCACCCTCAACTAAGGTGGCCATGTTGGAGTACGAGGACAGCTGTAGGGGAGCTCCATGGTTGGAGACATCCCTTATAGCACATCCTCCTAAAGAAAAATTGTATACGCTTTACGGAAACAATTATTCTGCGTCATCTCTCATTGGTTCGATTTCAAGCACCGTGGACATAAAGACCTATGCTGCCGGCCAGTTGCTGGTAGGGTGTGATGGTGTGGCTCAGGCCACGGTTGGTGAGGTGCATCTGGAGTATGAAATTGAATTGACGGATCCTGGAATTTACAGGAATCCTTCGGTTTTTCTCCAGATGACAGCAACTCCCTCAGGTGCTCATCCTTTCCCGAGCTCTGGGGCTATTGTTTACTCCAACCAGAATTACGCAGTTTCATCTGCCGGCTCAATTGTGACGCTCACAGACTGCCCCCCTGGGGGTTATAACCTGCTTTTGCGGGCTTATTGTAGTGCTGTGCAGACAGGTCTATCTGTGACCATAGCCGGTAATGGAACATCCATACTAGGCCAGAACTGGAATTCGTCGACAGGGACAGTCGTTGAGTACTGTAACTTTTTGGTAACGGTCCCCACTCAGGTGGAGATCATCTTTAATGGTTTCACTAACCTCCAAACTAGTTCAGTGCTCATGATTACGCCCTATGACCCGTCACTTGGCGGCTTTATCTAGGCAGTCCCTCATCTAGCGCTGTCAGTGTGTGCTCAAAAACATCACCCCCCCAAACGCCCCCCTCTACTTTCCCACTCACCCACGCCGGTTTTCCGCCGGAAAGACGTGGAAATCATAACTCAGGCTGGAATCCTGCCCTTAAAATTCCTGATTGCACTAAAAATGTGCGGTACCTGTGGCGGGTCCATTAAAAATAGCCGCAGGAAAAATCATCCTCCATTCCAGGAGAAACCCGGTGCAGCTATTAGCTTCACACGGAC